GTGGCAATCAATCCAATGAATTCCAATCAGATTGTCACGCTGTGGGCTACGGTCGACGGCCCTGTACATTCCCGAAGTATTGGTCCCTCGAGTGTTGAAAAATTTAAGCAACAAAAACTCCGCCCAAGGGTGGAGAAAAGCTGTTCAACACACGAAGTAATCACTGTACGATGATTTTACTTCAACCTGTATGGCGAATCCGTGCCAGCAACGCTGATCTTCTCACTTGTAAGTTTGAAGACCTCGCGTAACTGCAGAGATTACAGGTACTTGGGGGGAGTTCCTAGCTGGGATCATAGGCGGTGGTCCCACTAGGAAGAAGAAGGAGAAATCGTCTCCGGCGGCCTCATAAAGGTCACCAGGAATCGGGTTCTGCTTCAACGAAAACGCTGCACGAATGGTTTCACCAAAACCACTCCCACCTACTACACCAGCTCGAAGAGAGTTGTAGAAAGGTAAATTGACGGCAAGCGAGTTGTTCAAGATTCCGTTCTGGAAGAATCCTGAGGGGGGTGCTAACGACTTAACCTGAGTCGCTCGCAAATCTGTTGTAGCATCCATCGTCACTTCTGACAACGTCTGCCAAGGTAGATTAACCTTGAGGTTGGTTCCACCAGAATAGAACCTGTAGAGGTAAGAGATGGCCGAAAACATGGTCTCAGGAATATACGCGCCAAGTGTATTTTCCTGAAACTCCATCGTCCTTCTCCCTGCAAGGGAAGCGTCTGTAGATGTGGAATTCGCCAGTCCCATCGGGGTGTAAGAGAGAAAAGCATCGGGACCGATGCTTAACACTTTACTAAACCTTTTCATTAGTGTTCTTAATGACAGGTTGTATTCCCCGACTGTGGACTTTCGAACTTCATTCACTGTAGACGCCTCCATTTCAGGACCTCCGTGGGCCTCTGCTATCACAGTAGCCGAAGACGTTTGGGGCTCTATAGCCTTAGTCGTCTCCGAACCCTCGGTCACGTCAATGATTTGCTCGGACGTGACCTCTGTTTTCACAGAGGATGAAGTCGAATTGGACACCACGGTCCACGTCGACTCCACACCTTCAATTGCGCTAGTAATCTGTTGGTCTGAGAGAGCGCTCTGTATGACATTATCAACCACTGAAATTGTAAAATCGAAAATATTCGGAGCTACAATACCAGAGTTTGAGAACGTTATCGTAACACTAGCAGCATATGTACCATTGGGTGCAACGTATGGTTGTTCGATCACACCTGGTAAATATGTCTGTGAGGAATTTGGATCCACTGCCCACCTTGTTAACCCACCGTTGATGAGTTTTTCTCGAAGAGCGTAATTGCCTTCTTGAATAAAGGTTTCGAATGTTCCATCATTCCACATAGTGTTAAGATAAGTTGCCAATACATCTGAAGGATCTGCTGGAGTTGGAGCACTCCCGAAGCCAGCCATAAGCTGTAAGTCGGGTTTCGCTACCTCATACGACCGGGTCCCTCTGACTGAAGGAATGATCGTATACTGCTGGGCAAGAGTCTCAGGAGCTATAATTTCTGTAAAACAATAGATCCCGACACTCCCCGTACTTGTTTTCAACGAATACATGTCCGGGGCGCCGTCTAGCAGAGAGAGTGTCAACTTCCATGGTTGGTTGGATTGATACGGTACAGTAAAAACGAATTCATCACCGGTACCCGCATTGTCAGCTTCTTCTAATTGATAGATCGTATTGATGTTATTGGTCATCTCTTGAGTGAGAGTTTTAGGTACATCAACAAGAGCCGTCTCAGGGAAGAAGACTGCAATGAGTCTACCGGAGTGGAACTCTGAACGCACAATGTGATATGTGAATTCTAGTTCTCCCCTCCAAAAGCGATGCAGAGCTGTTGCATAATACATAGCTCCGCAGCAAATTTGGGTGAGAGTCGAAGAATCCGTATATGACGGTTGCGCGGGTGACACTGGGTGGGAGTACACTAGAGCATCGGGTTGTGATTCTGCTAATGTAATGATCTTGCGATCAAAGATGTTAGGGCGCTCGAATATATATCCGAGAGCCATCTCATCCCTCGTCTCCGGTGTTACGTTCATACTGCATATCTTGTTGTCCTGTATCATTGCCAGCGCCTGAGATTCTTCAGGCCCTTCACCGTGCATCATACCCCTGGCAGGTGCATTGAACATGGGAGAAGGTGTCGCGTCTATATTGGGTTTTGACCATCCGAAGATTTGGGCAATACCCGCTACAGCTCGCGCCACCCATCCCACAACCAAAGCACCAATCGTGAGGTTAGGAATCCCTGTTGTAGCAACTGCTGCTGCAACATCAGCTATTCCTGATGAGATTCTGGTTACGGGCCCTTGGGTTTTCTCCTTTCCGCCATGCGCTTTCGCACGGATTGGTTGCTTTTCATCTAGTACTCGGCTTGGTCCACTTCGTGATGTTGGGACCGCCAGTTCGATGTTTTGCAACTTTGCCGTTACGGTATACGTGCAGCGGGTAGAAGAAGCGGCGTCAGCAAGGGGGGACAGAACATAGATACGTATCGCACCAAACGCGTTTAGCGAGTCGGACAAATTATAACTATCATACACACTCGCAAACGGGATCTTAATCGTAGCAGTAGAACTATTCTTAACATCTAACTTAACATGGGGAAACGTAGACAACGAAGGCAAGTTTTCGTTAGCCTCGGAGCGGAAACGACTAGTAGCATATGAGAAAGGCGTGTAGACTGCCATGAGACAACCTACCATGAAACGCGTAGCGTTTACACGGATAGTTAACTCGACATCTGCCTTCATATACTGATAGTTGTTAATCTTATCAACAACCTGGGAAGATTTTTGAAAGATCGCCTCGGGGAACAAAAACTCGTCTTTGTAAAACTTAATATTATTCTCGTAAGCTTCAAAAGGCGTATGGAGGGGAACGACGACATCCTGTGAGGACCACTCGGATGTCTTCAGGCGTACTTCACGCTCCAGGACGTTTCGGATTTGTGGGGTAATCCACACTTCCGACGCCTCCTGGACGGTGGTTGACGGCCTGCTCTCTTCCTCTCCCTGCGCTTCTTGGACACTAGTCAGATCTGTTATAGGTACTTTTTCGGTTTGAGATTCAGAAACATGAGAAATTTTACGCTCGGGCTTGTTAAACACCGAGACAACCCAGGGCATATTTACTTCGTGCCCCGTGCTAAATAGCACTACGAAGGTTCTTTCCAGTGATCGTCACGTTGGCTTTTAGGGATCATATGCCAACGACCGCTGCAGGGGTTTGGTGCGAAAGACGCATTAGGTGTGAGCCGGAGGAGAACACCCATTCACGCCCCACGGAGAGCACCACTCCGCAGAACCAACCACAGGGCTTGGGAAGAAATGACATTTCCCGCAAGAAATAGCATTTCCCTCGAGCCCGGTGGTTGATAAGAGGGGAGGCCCCACCGAAGTGGAGAGCTTTAAAGTCGCGAGACTAGCTTTGCTTTAGGTGAGTTGCCTCTCTCACCAGCAGACGAGGTCTGCTACCTTTTGTCGGTGTTCATGGTACTCAGGCACTTGAGTGTAGACTCCAGCTTTACTTGCGGCACGTTGGATGCAGTGCGTCTTTTCCTTGTACTCTTTCTCAGAGAACAAGCACAGTTCGCTGTAGGCTGACTCAAGATTCTCACGCGTTGCCCCTTGCACATCAGTCCCCCTCACCCAGTTGGTCATATCAAGAACGACTTCCATTGGAAGTTGTCCCTCATATGTCCCGTATGGGGTCAGGTGAAAGTTGCGCTTGAGGTAACGAACGTCACTGAGTGTCCGGTACTTTACCATCTCGCCAGTTTTCCCTTCGTCCGTGTAGGTGAGTCCAATGTTCTTCAACACCCCGGTGATAGTGACCTGATTATACAAATCGATCACTTCATCCGAAATGTTGAGCACATTGTCGTCACCGTAACATTGAAGGGACACCTGTGAGCGGAAACCACCTTTATCCTCCACCAGCTCGTAGTACGCAATGCGCATCACGATCTGGTTGAAGATAGAGTTGATAATCACCGTGAGAGGGTTACCGGATGGTTGAGAGTGGGTGAGCCTAACGAGCTTGTTCTTGTACACGATGTCTGCGTTGCAAATCATGTCAAAGAGCACAGTTCGCTCGGTTGTGTATTCATCTGCGTACCAGTCATTCATGACATCGAAGACCTCCCAAAGAAGGTCCTGACGTAGACTGCCGTCAAAATTGGAAAAATCTCCAGCGATCACCTTGTTACCTTTCGATCTTAGGTATTCGCCGGTCTTGTGCCAATCTGGACTGTACACATTAGTGCCCACTCCAACTTCGTTGTCGATTTTATTGAGAGTGAGAGATCCCACGAAAGCACCAAAATATTTCCTAACCAAAATGGAAAGGTTCATCGGTGCAGCAGCGAAGACGCGTGTTTTCCCAGCGTCAACTTTTGCTATGGGTCTCTTCTCATCCTTGAGGGTTGCTATGTACGCGGCATTGCCACGTCGGCCCTCTTTGATGTGACTCTCAAGTTCCTCGACATCGTGTTGGAGCTCGGCAGAAATGAATTTCTCTTCCCCACTACCCAACCACGTCTTCTTGCCAGGTTCTTTGTTCGTGAGAACATACGGATAACCGGGCGACGTCTTGCGGTTGAGCTCGTTGATTCCAGCTTCTTCGTTGCCCCACACAGATTCCTCAAGTGTGAGAAGTCGGGTAATTGCGCCGTTCGGGATGGTAGAATGTACATTCTTAACATCCTGAACTGCACGTCTAACCGACGACTCAGACACTTTCATTGGTTTCTGTACGTCGAGAACTTTCTTGAAGCCTTTTTCCATTGGATCAACTTGCTCACCATCAAGAGTGAAGGCGCACAAGTGAGCGGGTTTCGTGATCGGTGTAGCCACTTCTCCATGGATGAGTGATGGTTTCAGCTCCGTTTTGACTGCTCTCCTTGGTTCTTGAACTTCTCCAAGTACCACAGCATCACCAAGTTTGGGTATATCCACTGGCTCTATAGTGCGGAAGAATTCCACACCATTATGAGCCACTGGGTATGTTCCGTCCACTGTGTGTCGTAGTTTGGCGTTGTGTTTTTCCAAACCACGCAGGAGGAACTCCTTAGTGATGATGTGAGAGTAGCCAGTTGAACTTGTCCCGCAAACATGCATGCCTGCCAGCTTGTTGTTAGTTGTATTTGAACGTACAGCCAACAACGCGCCGCAGTCACCAGGCTTGGTGGTCAAGTCGTATCCAAAACTAGTCGGCAGTACGAAGGTCTCCTGACGGGAGTCCTTGTACTAAACGGTCTGTCCTTCGAGCCGGCACACGGATGTGCCGTCGCTAAAGTAGGTTGGTCGGCCATCTTCTCTCAGGTGTCGGACTCCAAAGAGTATACAATCCACGCGGTTCAGAACCGCAGCGTTTTGCTTCTCTATGAAGTACTTCACAATCGATGGTCGAGTAGCCTCGTTAGCGAAAGTGATGAGACAAATGTCAGTGGGACGGTCGAGAGAGTCGAGACGAGTGATTTTTAGGTCCTTCGTCTTGTACTCTGCCCAATCCAGCCCACTGGCACCACGCACATGGATCGATTCGACGTCAAGTGTCTGATGGTAAGTACACATTAGAACTTTCCCCTGTACAAAGGTTCCTGCTCCGTATGTGTAGAAAGTCTTTCCATCACGACTCTTTTGAAAGCACAGTTGGACTTGATTGTTTCCCTGTACTCTTCGAATCTGTTCCTTTGCGACAGTATCATCACTCCTCTCTATGAACTTGTAGGGAGGACCGTGAGCCACTGCAGCCTTCGCAGCCGTTTTCGTCTTGGATTCGTTGGAGTGAGCGATCACTTTCTTGGCAGGTGGTTTGCTGCCTTCATTCCGGGAGTGAGCAGTTGCCGAATTACTCAAGATGAGACGATGAGTTTCAATGGTTCTCATTGCTTTCTCCATTTCGTCATTCGTTATGAGTCCTTTGGCAACACCGTAGAGAAGTGAATCCTCTACCCACCACACCTGCCTAGCAGCAAAGTAGCCAGCATTGGCTATTTCTCTCTTATGAGCTTCCTTGTTCAGCTTAGTCAGGCGAGTGATGTCCTCTTCGTCGAAAATGAAGTAGTTATCGAGACAGACTTGCGTCAAGCCACGCGCATGGGAGTAAGTCCCAGGCTGGTGGCGCGAACGCAATCCTGTCTCGGTTTCCACCCACTTCGTCACATCCAGGATACGACAGTAGTCACAGTTATCCTTCTTCATCTCTTCGCAACCATAGAATCCTTCCAGTTCGTCAACACTAGTGGAATTTTTCAATGGGCAATCGGATCGAAGAAGTCTAAAGTAGAGACCACTAAGTCCAAAAGTGGCGGTTATCGTGGCGATGGTTATTCCCACGAGCACACGGTTTTCAACAAATATCTCCTTCATGGCATGCCATGCTTCAGAGAATTTGCCGCGAATCGTTTCCGCACACTCCTTGACATATCCGAAGTACTTATCGAACCTCGCACTATAGCTCTCACGCTCAGCGTGGTACATAGAGCAAACAGTGTGATTTCCGGTAGGCACTCCGAAGTCGTCAGTTTCCGTCAGGTCTTCCTCGGAGATGAAGGTCTCAGCAACACACCCGTCACCATACGCACAAGTTTGAACAAATGCATGTGGTTGGGGTGCCCTTCTGAGCTCTTCAGGTCCGCCGTGGGCCACAACCTCCGCAGCATCTTGCCAGAGATCAGCAGCAGCGCGCAAATCGCCGACTATTTCGGGCTCATCCTCGTCTTCCTCTTTCAAATCAAGGAACTCGAGCATGTCCTTTTCAAAGTCGGCGTTGAATGCGCGCTTCGCATCGATTCTGTCCTTCACTACGCGCAGGAAAGTAAGGAGATCCATTGCAGTTCCTATCGGGGAGCCTGTTGACATGTTATATTCTAACACCTCATAGACATCCGGTTCAAAACTGCGATGGGGCTTCCCTACCTTGTCTTGGTAAGCTCGCACTTTGTCTGGGTCAACGACACTTTCATAGTCCGAACTTCCTTTCCTTCCTTTCAGCGTAACCAAGAACTCATCTTTTGCTACTACTTGAACCGCTGTGTGGAAACGACGGTGCAGGGCTGAGGGTTGAGCGATGGACACGGGTTGTGGTGTCTGCACGTTGGAGGTAGCGACAATGAAGTCCGAGACGAAGAAAGTGTTCGCTTTCATGTCCATAACGGCCATGTGCAAGGGGAAAGGCGCGAGGTTAACCGCGCTAATCATCTCTTGCACTTCCATGTTTGGTTTGGCTAGGGTATCTTTCACTTGGAATATATCATCATATTCCACGATCGGTTGTCCCCTGTAGCCTTCCCAAAAATCGTTGTTGACCTTTCTGGCATGAAAGCAAGTCTTTCGATCGTACTCGGGGTTGCCACGGATGTACTCGCGGTAAAGAAAACCACGCAACAATCTTTGCAGTCCAGATTTGCCTTGTCCCGAAACACCATAGAGATATATGGTGTACGGCTCTACTCTCTCTTGAGGGATCGCTGAGAGAGCGAGTTGGGCATCCTTCCGCAATTTTGTTAGCAAGATCTTCTTCGATCGCATCAGTTGGATCAATTTGATGTTGGAGTTCTCTATCGCCACTCCCTCGATCTCATCCGCATCGGCTGTGACCTGCAATATTAATTTGCAGGCCTCAGACGAGCGCTTGAGAACGTGGGGTTGGAAATGAGGGCTCTCCAGCACTTTGATTGATGCAAGTACTGATGCAAGCTTCGGGTACAACTTCTCCGTCGCCACCTGCTCCGTCGTCTTTCCGCTCGCAGCGAGCTCCATCTGGTCTCCAATGAAACCTGTAAACCACTCAATAGTGGTCTCAAGTTTCGTGAAGCCCAGGGAAGCACGCCCGAAGTCCGAGAATGACTTGATCAGGGTGGAGGGTGTAGGAAGCTTTCCATGGATGAGACACAAGAGAGCGCCCAAAACCATTACAGCACATTTCTGTGTTGAGCCGGTCATTGAGCTAACTGCTGTCTTGAGTCCTTCCAGGAGAGATCCCTTCACACCACCAACCATCTCTGTCATCTTCTCAAAGCCTTCCCCACCATGGGCAACAGGTCCGCTCTTAAAGCAATCCTTGACTGACTTGTGGATCTCTGACACGAGATCTTTTAAGTCAGCAAGGATAAGAGCGGTGTTGAAGCCCAGGATGGGGGCGGCTGCGAGAATGAAGCCAGTCTCGACAGCGAGTTTCGACCACTTACCTTTCGAGACGTATCTGCAAGCTCGATAGAGATACATAATGATAGCGACAGCGCTAGCACTCTTCATCCCTGCGAAGGCCTTGCTTGCAAATCCATCTACTGTGTTCGAGATCTTCGACGCTGCTTCTGAGACAGTGCTACAAGTCTTGGGGAGAAGGAGTCTCTCCACAAAACTTGGAGCAACTGTCGTCTCGTCTCCAGCATGCCCGATGGCATACTTCGCGTCACGAGCGCTAGCTCGAGTCGCCTGGCGGGCTCTCTTCTTCATGCAGATCAGGGCTTGGGTTTTATCCGCATTCTCAGAGAGAATCTTGACAGCTTGGGTTTTGAAGCTATCGATCCTCTTCTCCAGTATGCACTTGATCTTCTCCAGGTCGTTGATGCGCCTTTGCATCACTTTCAGGTCCGAGCGCAGATAAGCAGTTTCTTCACGAAGCTGATCAGCCTCACTCGGTGGTGGACAGGGTGAAACGGGAAAGTAGAAAGAGAAATCCGATGGATACGCTATCTCCTTTCGCTTCACTTCTTCACCGTACACCTCCATGAACTTCTTCCACGTCGGAGATGTCATGCACGGGATGTACTCCCAGCCCTTCGTATCTTCACCAGATAACCTGCTATGCATTACTGCATTGCAGGTGTCCTGGTAGAGATTCGTAGTGCCATCCTCTCGCGCCCAGTTGAAATAAATCTCATCTGGGCCACCGTATGCATCTTCATGGCTCCAACCAAAGTGGTCACCGGGTGTGGTGATCTCTCTGGTTTGAACCGTGATGGTGCACTCTCTGGGGTTATCAACCAATAGTCCGTCTTCAATAGCAGTTCTCCTCAGTTCTTGTTTGAACCATGGGGATGATTCTACTGCATTGTCGAGGACATAATGGTCATAACCCGGACCATGACTTACTCTGACTTTTTCGACGACATCGTCCAAAACAAAATCAGGGATTCCTCCTTTCACCGCATAGTATGTCGGTGTGTCGTAATCCCTAATGTGTTTTATCACGTTGTCAATCTCCTTGTCAGAGAATGTGATGGTGGTCACTTTATAGTCGCAAGACTGCACTTTAGAGTCGCTAGACTGGGTCACTTTAGAGTCGCAAGACTGTGTCACTTTAGAGTCGCAAGACTGTGAGGAGTATGAAGCCATAAACTCCTTGAAAAGGTCGCGCATCACGCTATCGAGCACGTCTATTTCCTGTTACTTCGCAAAGTTTATCATAATCTACTAATATTATAGTTCCTTTGCTAACATCAACCTGTACCGTTACATACATATCCCGGTGGGAATGTAATACTGGCCTCGGATATCTGTTAGGAGGTATTTCTAAATAATAGCAACCAATAAACGATAACTATGTAACAATAAAATAGGGTCTGCATACTACTTATACAAAGCAAGTGGGTTTTATCCAGTAAACTGGCACCACTACTGACCTTTCGGTTCAGCGTACTTTTCGATAGGCTAATCCACCTTCTCTACAACGAGCTCCAAAACTATTGGTTACAACAAAGACGATATAATCTATTCCTTGCGGTGCGTTGCAGCTGGGGTGAACAAGACGTAAATCAATAATAGGTTACCGAAGATAATCAGCCAAGGACGGTATGGCGTCATACATAATTATTATTGACAATATCTTGCATGAAATGATACACATAAGACAAACACAAAATGAAACATAAAGGGACATTCACAATGGGTCATTTAACGCATGAGTGCGGTAAGCTACTATACTTTATCCGCTTACAGGATTTCAGAAGCTATAAAATACAAAATGTGAGTGTAACGCAGTAATAGAGGTCAAAGGCAGTCATATTAAGAAATATGGTGTCTAAGACATAATAGAGAAATTACTTACTCATTAATGTTTCTAGAAAGGTCTGACTTTTTACAATTTATAAAGTGTCCTAACTTTCTAAAATACAACATTCTATATCCACAATCGCTTCGTGTTGTGGTATGACGGGGGTTTGGG